TGTGCAGACCTTAGATTAATATAATGAATCCATGATCGACAAGAACCTGTCATATAGATCTTAGTCGGTGTACACAATGGTAGAACCATTCTAGCACATTCCTTTGCAACACCCTCTTCAATCATTTGATTATAAAGACTCTGAGCAGAACTGAATAGAGTAATCATCTGACGATTAAGTTTATCAACAACTTTCTCATCGAGATCATCTATACTATTCTGACGATTCTTTGTGTCCTGTCTACGCAATTCTGGTAATTCAATCTCACCTAATTGATTGCTCTTTGCATATCGTTGGGAAAATTCTTGGAACGTAAAACTACGATGTCTTAGAATTTGTGCTGCGATTGCACGAGTAGTTTCAATCTCAAGTGTCATTGTAGATTGTTCAAACACAGACCAATGGTTGTGCTTAATACAATACTTTAATAACCCAGAATAGTTTGGATTATCTTGATTGTCTGGATTAGAGACTCTGGCAATATGTGCCATCGTCTTTTCTGCATCTGGTGTGACACTTACTAAATTAATAGTCATTTACCAAATCCTTTTGATTTTAATTTTTTATTCTTTTCCATCTCTTCCTCTAAAATTAGTAATTGTTCTCTCATAAATTTCAGTTCATTTGCATCATATAAGTAATCTTGTTCTAATGCTTTTCGTAATGCATTTAAGACTTTTTTAGTTCTCATTCATCATCCTCAAAAATTTGACTATAATCTAATGAAGGATCATTTTCATCTTTAAGTTTCTTATATGTTTCATAAGTAAGGTAGGATGTTTTATCAGAATAAACTTCCGCTTTTAATTCTGAAACTGCACGTTCTAAATCATTAATAAGTACTTTAAGATTTTCTTTATTCATGAGATTTTCATTTTATTTATGATAGCACAAAAAAAGAAGGGGATCAACCCCTTCGTTTTATTTTCCATACAGGAAATGAATTTCAGCATTTATGATTGTGAGAAAGATAGCAGATGCTACCAAAATC